GCACAAATGACAATGGAATAGGCGGCCAAAGCCGCCCCACGATTTACAGGCTGGGCGTATCTTATTGAAGATGTGTCCGTGAATAATAATAAATGTCATGCCGTAAGCGGCAAGTATAAAATGTAATAATTCCACTTTAATATCGATTTCTTAATGGATAGTAGTAGTAGCCCGGGCGCATGGAACCCTTCTCGGCATACTGAGGCACTTCACCGTACTCGGTAGAATCGCGGTCAGTCGGATGAGTAAACATATCCTCAAGCTCTTTCTCGTAATCATCGGCGATACGTTCATAAGACGCCTCAGTTTGAATAAACTCGGCAATAACATAAACAGCGGCCTGCATAGAGTTAACTGAATCACTCTCCATAACAAGCCCTTCCAAAGAACGAAAAACGTTTCCCCCCTGAATACTAGAGCGCTCGACAATTCCCTTGTCGGATAGAAGTTCTAACAAACGATTTTGATAATCATATACATCTTCGGTGGCAGTCGTCTTAGGGAAAGTTATCACTTTCATGGTGTCAGGCACCACAGCAATATCAATCTTTAAATGATCCATGATAAGGAGAGAGCCGTCAAGGGCCTTCCGGGCCATGAGTTCCACTGTTGCTTGCGGGCCCCCAATTTTAATCTTAATCATTTGTTGATAGCTCCCGTACTAATTCCTGAGTCATAAGAATTTTATTCAGGTCCGTATCAGTGAATTCTCTTTTTCGAAAGCCTTCAAGATATTCTCTAATTTCGGAAAGTTTGGTACCAATTAAGGTTTCTGTATTTTTGCTGGATGCATCGTCGACTGCTTTCTTCAGTCGTGTTAATTCTTCATTTAGATAAACACGTAGTTCAAACCCATCATCAGCGAAGCCAGTAACAAATCGGTTAAGTAGATCTTTTTGTTCTTGAAGAAGGTCCGCATACTTGTCATTAAACTTTTTTATAAAGGCACGATATTCAATATTGTCAATGGGGCGCAAACCCGAATGGGGAGCGCGGTTGGGATGATCACTCATGCGCTCAACGGCGGCCTGTTCAAAAAGAACTCTCTTTTTAATGGCGGTCTTGGTATTGAATATTGCATTAATTGATGCAAGAGATTTAAAATTGGGGACGAAGTTCGACCAGGTCTCCTGTCCAATTTGCTTATTGATGGCCGCAATCAGCCGGGACTGAGCATCGAAAATAGTTTTCTCTTCTAGGGTTGAATATACTTTCTTCGTCTCGTCAAGAATTCTTTGAGCGACATCGCGCTCTATGTTTGTTGTTTCCAAGAGGTTTCTATATAATCGAAGCTCCTCTAATAAAATACTGCCGGCAGCAAAGTGCTCCTTTATTAACGCAACAATCTTCTCTTTACGCGCATGTTGAACCCCCACGATCGACTTTGTCAGCTCCCTAGTGAGACTTTCATAGATAAAGGCGGTATTTCTTTTTTTATTATGTTTCATCTTTGCTCACCCCTTTGCGCTCCATTTGTTCAACCAGCCGTCTAACCTTGGTGGTATTTTCAAACATAACTGTTTCGTCATCATTATAAGTAGGTGCTATTTTCTCTTCTAGGCCAACAAGCTTTTTGAAGTTTATTGAGAGGTCCGGACGTCCGGGATGTAGTGTTCGTGACGTGGTTCCTCCTTCTGGGCCCTTTACGGTGCGGGCCAGCGAGCGACTCAAGGGACCAGAGGAGCCTTGGTCGGCGCTGCCTTTCCTTCGGTCTGCACCTTTCCGAGGCTTGTGAGGGGCGCCTTCGTGTCTAGTGTTCCGGGATGGGTCGTCTTCGACGCGGCCGGGAGTGGCCAATAGAGCCGATTCATCGCCTCCGGCTTCTGCGCCGTCGACTTCTTCGCCTCCCATATCGCCGCCCATGGCGTCGCCTAGATCTCCCATATCGCCCATGTCGCCTAGGCCTTCGCCGCCGGCTTCTTCCATGGCTCCTTCTTCTGCAAGACCCTCAAGGGCTTGCTGATACTTACGATCATAGAAAGTCTCGCGCTGATTGCGCAAGAATTCATCATCTGTCATGCCAAGAATATTGCGGGCGACCCAGCGCTTACTGTACACCCCTTCTGGGACACCTGTCGCAGTATCAAACTTGGTTTTCATATATTCAAGCTGTTGTAGCTCGGCAAGGCGAGAGGGATTATTAAGAGTAATTTTGAAAGAAAGAAGATCCTGACCACGATATCCCAAGGTATAAAGATGAACAATGGCCATCTTTTCAAGTTCTGCAACTAGAGACCGCTGCAATCTTTGAATTGTTCTAGCAAATCGAATATCTTTCTGAGCTAGGGTTGTCTTATCTTCATCGCCGCCCTCAAGATTGGTAAGATATGCTTGTGGAATCTTAATGGCAGCGAACAACTTATCGCGGAGATACTTAACATCATCGATGTCATTAAGGCTGGAAGCTCCCTGCAGAGAAGCAATGTCTGAGCCGACACCGCCCCTCATGGGGATAAAATAATCTTCTTCAAGAGACAGTGGGTTATAGCGCAAATCGACGCGGCCAGTAGTGGCATCGACGAGTTGATTGCGCTTCATCTCTGTCTTAACCTTTTCCATATATTGAGGAACGTCCTGTGGAGGTATGTTTCCAACATCGATTTTAAAAATCCTGCGCTCGGGTGCGCGAACAACGCGGTACGCAATCATCGCGTCCTCTAAGAGAACAAGTTGGCGCCAAATGCGGCGCGCCGGGTCGAGAACGGCAGTTCCATATGGAGAATAACGATCGTTGCCAAGAATGCGGAAGTGTGCAACCTGCCAGTTTTCAAACGTCATACCGGCGCCATTCCACTGATACTGAACATAATTAGGGTTAGAAGGGTCTTGCCCCTCAAGCCTCTCTACTTCACTGTTAGGCATCCCGATAACAGATGTAATTCCAAGTTTTTCATCGATGTCTAAGTAAAGGAAGAAGTCTCCATATTTAACCATCGAGCGCGCCCAACCAAAACAATTAAATTCAATATTGAGAGCATCATAAAAAAGAGAGTCAAGAATAGTTTTGATTTCATGGTTCATACAATCGATATTTAAAAGGCGATCATACTCATTAGAGGTAGTCATCTCGTCAGCATAAATATCCAGGGCCGAGGCGATCTCAGGCATGTATTCCATCTGTTCAAAATCAATGTAGCGCTCGGCCCGGTTCTGGTTACGGAACGCAGCCGAGGTCATCATGTTATAATTTTGAGAATAGTTGTTATCGGAGCGCTTAAACTCTTGACCGCTCATTGAGCGGAAACGATAACGATATTTATCTAAATTATTACGGCGATCTTGCCGGGCGACCTGAGTTCGATAGTTAACAATGGGGCCCGATAAAAGACGCGTCAATCTTTTAAAGAGTGGTGATGCTGGGTTTCTTGGATTACTGTCGTTTTGTGCCATTCTCTAGTCCTATCCTTTAATCAAGCCAATATACTGCTCAATGTAACTGGACGCTTCTTGCGTTATTGCATTTTCTTTTGTCACTTTATGTCCTGTCATCCCGGGGATTGTTGTGGAAATGTTTGTTTTTGCTGTACTAATCGAAGACAAGAAACTCTTACTATATTCTATATTTTTTTGACTTTCGATAATCACCGTATCTCTCACCCAACACCCAATTGCAAACGACATAACCAAATCATCGTTATAGCTTCTCATCGCCTGAGGTCTGCCATGGTGCCAAATAAATGTTTTCATTTCTGACAGCAAGCGATTAGAATTGATAGTAATTAGTTTGTTTCTCATAAACTCTTCCATCTTCGCCACAATCAAAGGCCGTGTTTTCGAAGAAGTAGTAAAGCCGGGAATTGCATTCGATTGCCATTGGGCGGTTACGGGATCGATGTATTGGTGGTCTCCTTTAGCAGAATAGTATAAGTTAGGATACTCTTTATCTTGCAGTTTTTTAAGTACTGCGAAGCCAATATTGTTATTTTCTATCACAACCATAGGATTATTGTATTCAGCTGCCACATTATGAAGTATGTCGGCGAAGTCATCTGGTGTGGGTTTTCCAATGTATTCGGCCACTTGCTTCATGTCATCAAGTTGAATAATATGAAAAGCGCTGTTGTCCTTTCCGTCGCCTCGTGCTACGTCAGCTACAATGAGATATGCTTTCTCGGGATCATATTTTTCCCAAATCCAATAATTACGATCGAATCCAGTTCTATACTCCGGCGCAGTCGTGCGTTCTAAAAACCACTGAATGTCGTCTGGGTGTATTACTGTCTCTCCCGAAACGTTGAAATTACACTCAAGCTCTTGTGCCACTTGGCGCTTAGACATGTTTTTGGTTTCTTTTTTAAACCATTTTTTATCTCTATCGGGGTGCGCATCCCAAAATAACGTAGTCATATAAAAATCGTTTGTGCCGGCTTCGGCCTCAACGCAATTTTGGTGGAACCAGTTGCCAACCCCATTGGGTGTGGAAAGAGCAATACAACGACCTCCAGTTGAGAGGGTTGGGTAGAGAGCGGTCCACAGCTCATCTAGCTTTTCGACGTGAGCCGCCTCATCAATAACAAGCAATGACAGGGCTTCAGAACGGCCGGCGTCACCGGAAGTTGAGGAACTCTTAATTTGGGAGCCGTTTGATAACTCAAATGAAGTTCTGTTATCAACGATGATTTCAGAGATTCGCATCCAATCAGGCAAATTCTTAATAATTGCTTTTACTTTTTTAACAAGGTTTGTGGCTGTTTGTAATTTGGTGGCCACGACAAGAATATTTTTGTCACGATGGAAAAGCATAAGCCACGCAATATAAGCTGCTGTAATTGTGGAGATGCCCAGCTGCCGAGCTTTAAGAATAATATTAAAACGATAATCCCTGAAGTCTTCAAGAAGGTCTTTTTGATAATCGTATGCGTTAAAGGGAATCAGACCCCGTTGCGGGTGTGAGATACGACAATAGCTAGTAGTAAAATAGACCGGGTCTTTTCCGGCCTTGACAATCTCTTTTACTATTTCTTGCTTTGTGAGGCTAGCCGCCATAACATTTCTTACTTACCTTTGCGAGTATCGTTTTTGGGGCGCTTGTTCTTCGGACCTTGAGCTAACCATTTCTTGATGGCCTCATCTACACCGTCCTCATTAGACTCCCCGTTCACCTCAATAGTCTCCTTCAGTCCACCAATGCGATAGTCGCAGTGTGCCTGAACGTCAGTACGATAGTTAGATATTCTCTGTACGAGAATGTGGTGGTCGCCTTCTTTAGTAAGAGTAAGAGCGTTGCCGGTAATAGCTTTATATTCTTTCTTTAAGAATTTAACAATTTCCTTAAGGTGTCGCCCAACATCGTCCTCAAAACCGTTCTGTGCTACCTCTTTAATGCGCGCGTCGGCCTGATACTTTACGCGGAGGATGGGGCCGTGGAACTGAACCATAAAGCCGTCCATCACGCGACGGTCGTTAATATAGTGTCCGTCTTCTCTTTTAAGTCCTGCACTTCTGGCTTTACCGTCAGCTTGCAACGAAGCCTCGTGTGCTCCGTCATACGCGTTTGCTGCGGCCTGATTAATTCCTTGGATGATTTCTAGTACTGTTGCCATTTTATTCTTCCTTATGTGGTCTCCAACCAGTTGTCCATCTTTCTTCGCGGTCCTCGATGTATTGTATATAGCACTTGAAGCATGCTTCAAACTTATTCATATACAAATCATCACGAGAATGAAAAGAATATTTACGACAAACAGGACAGGTCCTATTATGGTCTCTAGTAAGTAGTTTTTTGTTTATTAAAAATCCGTCTTCTTCTACTTTGCTCTCGGACTCTAACAATTTAGCGAACTTCTGTCGTTCTTCGATAGACTGTTGGATGTATTCTTTTTCTTTGTCCTCGGACCAAAAACGTCGCGGATTGTTGATAGCTTCTTCACCATACTTTTGAGTTATGGCCTTTTCTAGTTTGGCGATGTAGTTGGGGTCTTTAGGCATCTGATAGCGCGGGGTCATCGTTGGCCGCAGCGGCGCGTTCGGCGGCAGTCAGGTAGTCGGGCTGCGAAAAGAATGAGTCTACGAGG